TATGGGAAGTCCTGGAAATTTTCAAAAAGCAATGCCCCCTATGTCTGAAAAAGAAGTACCAACTCGTCCTGACAATATAGTAGAACCAGACCCAATGAAATCTACAGATGATTACACAGTTACACAAAAAAAGGGAGGGGCACTTATGGCTCAACAAGGAATTACGCCGATGCAAAAGGCTACGTCTGCACCTACAGGTGGCGGACCAAAAAATGCACAAGGGGCTAAACAAAACACTACAGTGCCCAAACCTGTAGGGAGACCAAGAAGCCCCTCAGCGTCTAGTGACCCTAGAGATATAGCTATAGCTGAAGTAAAAGGAGAATTAGAAAAGGAAAAAGCTTTAGGCTCTCTCCCTCCTCAAGCTAAACCTACTCCTACTCAAGCTAAAAAAGGAACTGTTAAAATAGACGAGGAGTTAAAAAAAGGAACTAAACCAGAAGAATCAACAGGAATGGCTGTTATGATTGGCTTAGGCGCCCCCGATATGGATTATCAAGATGCTGCGGAGGGAGACCCACCTCCAGGAGCTACTAAAAAAGAAGTAGCAGATGACCAAATGGTTCTTATGAGTGAAGGGGAACTTGTTGTTCCTGCTAATGTTGTAAGATTTCATGGGCTAGCTACATATGAAGGAATGCGTAGAGAAGCATTATCTGGCTTACAGGATATGGAATTTGATGGGCAAATTTCTTATATTGAACCAGAAAAAACTAAAAAAACATATCAAGGTGGTATAATGAAAGCGCAAGCTGGCGTTACTCCTATACCACAAGCCGCTTCTAGTGCTTATATTACACCAGGTGGTACTTATCCAGGAGCTAACTTTCCATATTATGGAGGGCCA